AGCACCTCGCCGGCCGCAGCCGGGGCGCCGTCGAGAGCAATCACGCCCCCGGAGGGACCAGCGACACGAGCCCCGACGACACAGCGCGGACCAGGTTGGCGACGGCGCGACGGAACACCGGGGGCCACGCGGCCGGGTCGGCTGCGTCCCCGTCCACGCTTGACACGCCGTGCTTCCACGCAGCCTCGGTCGTCGCGTGAACATCCGAGGCGTGGTCCTCGCTCACGGCCTGCACGGTGACGACGGTGCATCCATCGGGCTGACCGTCGGCGTAGTACCACCCTCCCCAGGCCTCGGGCTTGCTATCGTCGGTCGAGGGGTCCGCGCCCCACACGAATGAGGCGGAGTCGCCCGCTAGCTTGAAAATCGCCATTCTGAACCTCCCGCGTCCGTTGGCGTTGTTGATGTCGGCCTGCGCCTAGCAGACGCAGAAGCGCAGCACGCTGTCGGCCGGCGCCGTGCTGCCCGTGTCGCTGGTGTAGCGGCTCGGACGGAACTTCACCTCGGTCGCGATCATGCCGTTGACCTGGGTGCGCTGCGGCGCCTCGGCGACGTGCGCGGCCGGCAGGAACACCGAAAACGACGAACCCGGCATCGAGACCACATCAAGCTGAAGCTCAGCGTTTGCCTGCGTGTTGTACTTCTGCTCGAACGGCCCCATGTTCGCGACGACGCTGTCGGAGGAGTCGAGCGGGACCTTGGCGGCGAGCTCGACCGAGGAGATCGAGCGCACGAACTCAGAGACACCCTCGGACGCGCTCGGGCACTCCACGTCGGCGATCTCATACTCGATGCTGATCTCCATCTCCATGAAGCCGCAGGTGACCGAGCCGTCGTACAGGAAGCGGCCGCCCGCGTTGCCCAGGGTCGGACGCACGCGCTGGAACGAGGCGATGTCCTGAATACCGCCGCCGGACCCGTAGCGCTTGCGGTCGGCGAACTGGAACACGATCTCGCACATCGCGGTCTTCTTCGCGGCGAGGTCGAGCTTGATGCTCTTGGCGACACACCCGATGTAGGTATCGAGGAAAGCCGAGTTATCGCCGGACACGCGGAACGTCAGCGGAACGGTGTCGTTGCCGGACATGTAGCCGGTCGCGATGCCGTAGCTGTTGTCGCCCGCGCTCGGCGCCACGGTAGCGGCAGCGGCGACGGTCAGCACGTCCGGGGTGCCGGTCGTGATGTCCGTGATCCAGCCGAACGACGGCGAGCCGGCCGACGCGCTCGAGTCGAGCAGCACGGCCGAGCCGGTCGTGTACGCGGTGTCGGTGTTCACGTTGAAAGCGGTCGTGGTCGAACCCGCCGCCGCGTCCGCCGCGACGTAGCCCGTGCGCGCCATGTGGTAGCCCTGCGCGAACTCTGCCGCGCTGCTCACCGCCGAGCTGCCCGCCGAGCCGATCGCGTTCGCGAGCAAGACGGCGGCGGGACTGATGACACCCGAATCGCCGGGATCCTCACTCGTCGGGTCGTAGGACGCCTTGAGCGCCGACATCGGGAACTGGACGGTGATGCTCCCGCCCGACTTGCTACCCGGCGCCGGGGGCTCGAAAGCGCCCGCCTGCCCGGACTGCAGATCGCTAAAATCCTCCTGCTCCTGCGCATGGTCCGGGTCAGGGAATACGCACGGGAAGTACGTGAACTCGTTGGCCGTCGTGTTTTCGGTCGTCAACGCGGTCTGCCGCGCGAATCCGATGGTGCGGCGTTTTGCGACTAGGCGTGCCATGTTACTTCCTCCAGTAGCGAGCGAGTCGAGTGTATAGCAGCCCGTCGCCCGCGCCTACCGCGCGAACGCGAACGCTCTCGGCGTCCATGGCTGCAGCGAGGGGGATGCCGATCTTGTTGCTAATAGCGTCTGCCATCGCCAGATTCTCAGGCATTGCGGGCTGCACGGGGTTGAGCTGCAACGTGTTGAACACCGTCGCGGCCTTGAGCTTGTTTGAGACTCGCGAAGACGCGCGCTGCTTACGGTAGAGCCCAGCGCGGGGGCCAGACTTGATCAGCGCCCGACGGGCCTTGCGCCCGTGCTGGCCCGTGCTGCTCTCGCGGAAGTCGATCACAACAGCCTTGCCGCCCTGCGAGGCGCGCGCCTGCAGTCCTTTCCACATGCCGCCCTGTGCATTGAGCATACCGACGCGGTATCGGGCGACGAGCTCGCGGCGGGACGGCCACAGGCGGCGCGTTGCGCCGATTACATCGGCGTAGTCCTTGTTGATCCAGACCGTGTAGCCGCTGCGGTAGCCGCCGAACGCGCCTTGTGCGGTCTGTCGGCGCTCCGTAAAGCGCTGGCGGATGTAGGCGGCGACGATGCCGCCCATGCCTGCGATCTCGAGCGAGCGAATGATCTGCGCAGGCGACAGCTTGCGCGTGTCGGTCGTGCGGGCGAGCACGCCGTCAGTTTCGAACCACAGCACGCCGCGACGGGCGAACTTGTCGGCACGACTAAGCGGCATCGTACTGCCTCCCCGCGCGCACGGTGAACACGAGCGACACGAACGCAGTCTTGCGGTCGCCGTCAACGGGGTCGGCGTAGGTGTGCGACACGCTCTCAATCGTCTCGAACCCGTCAAGCGCGGCGTGCCAAGTCGGCTCAAGCATGATCGCCAGCACCTCCTCCTCAAAGGCGTCGAGCGACTGATCAACCGCGGCGTCGGTCTGTCCACCGTCCGCCTCGGCGTAGAACAGTGAGAGGCTGAACGTATAGGTTTTTGTGAAGAACTCAGGGAAGTTCGGCGTTTGCTCGTCCGGTTCGCGCTCGACGGACTGCGACGATTCAGGGAGAAGAACGATCGCAGGCAAATCCCCCGGCTCGAACTCGCTGGTCCGGTACCGAACGATCGAGTTGGCCGACGTGTTGCCGTCAAGCGCCGTCATGACGGCAGCGAACAGTTGCGATCTGGTAAAGCCGTATGCCATCAGGCCGACAGGTCCAGTTTGAGGGAGATGACGAGCCCCGCCTGCCCGTCAGCCTGTGGGACGCCAGCAACGCGCCACGACTGGCCGCCGATCGTGATCTTGTCGTTCACCGCTGGCACCTGCGACAGATCCGCAGCACGACAGAACACCTCGACCGTCTGCATGCGCAGCCCGATCTCGCCGATAGCGTCGGCACGGACGCTTCGGCGGTGGTAGACCATCCGCACCGACTCGGCGATCCCCGTTGCGGCCGGCGTATAGGTCGCCGTCTGCCCGAGGTGGTCGCGGGCAGCGCTCATCATGCGGTCTTCGATGGTGTTCCAGTCGAGCATGAACTCCTACGCAAAGGCGCGCGCCGAGTTGCCCCGACGCGCGCCCCGTTGCAGCCGTCGCGCGGGAGGCTAGGCCACGTCCACGTCGAGGATCTCGTAGTACGCCTTGCCCGTCATCGAGGCCGAGGCCGTGAGCGTGAGCGTGCCGGACGCGATCGCACCCTTGACCAGCGCGGCGGTGCCGTCGTTGGTCTGCAGGAACGCCCGCACGACCTTGCCGTCGAACGCCGCGCCGACCGACTCGGTCCCGGTCGTGGCTGCGGCGAAGGCAAGCTGCCCGCTGAACAGCACGCGAGGAGCGCCGGTCGATGCAGGGTAGGCAAGCAGGATCTTGCCGCTGGTCGCGGACGAGCCCGCAGCCTCAACACAGGTTCCGAGCAGCGCGTTGCCGTCGGCGGCGGTGCTGCCCTTGCTCGTGCTGGCCACGAAGTAGACGCTCTGGCCGACCGCCCACGCCTGCGAGGTCGTCTTGGCGATGTTGTAGACGCCGCGCACGCCGACCGCGATGTCGGTGCCGCTCACGCCGTCGCTCAGGGCGATGCCCATGATGACGTTGGGCGCAGTGCCGACCGGGATGATGTCGCCGCTCGACACGGTCGCGCCGGGGTCGAGGGTCAGGATGTCGCCTGTCTGGATGCCGTTCTTGGCCATGGTTCCGCCCTCCTAGTGGCGTGGTGTGGTCAGGGCGGCGCCGAGGTTGCGCCCGACGCCGCCCAGTTCAGTCGGCTCAGCTCGGGCCGGCGTTCTTGGTGATGGGACGCCAGTCGATGGCCTTGAAGGCCACGTCGCCGCGAACCTTGTAGCTGACGCAGTCGGTGTCCCAGTCGGTCATGTTGTCGATGTAGGGGTTCGCGTTGCCGCCGAGAAGGCCGCGCTCGATGAACGGCCGGTTCATCGCGCCGAGGTAGTAGGCGTTGGCGTCGGCCGCGTCGAGCCGGGGCTCCACAATGAGGCTGAGGCCGCGAACCCAGTTGTTCTTCGCAGTGGCGGCGGTGGTCGGCGCGTAGTCGCCAGCGATGAGGCCGAGCGCGGTCTCCTCGAGGGCGGCGGGCACGCACAGGTAGCCGGGCATGAGGTTGAGCTGCGCGCCGTCGCTGCCGCCGCTGGTCGAGGGCACGCCCTTCTGCAGCCGGAGCAGCTTCTTGAGCTCGGCGAGGGTGCCGAGAGCGAGCGCGCCATTGGTGCCCACGTTGCTGTGGTTGCTGCTGTCAAACAGGTTGTTGCCGTCGCCCATCGCCGGGTTGCCGGTGAAGATGGCCCAGCACAGGTCGAGCTGCGTGAACGCCCACGCGCGGCCCATCTGGTTGATCACCTGCTGGAAGCCACCCAGGTCGTCGTTGATGACGGCCTCGCGGGTCAGCTTCACGCCCTTGCCGTAGGTGGCCAGGGTGTAAACCTCGCGCTCCTCGCCGACGGTCGCGTAGGTGTACTCGCTGCCTTCAGGCTTGGCGCTCATGCTGGTGATCTCGCCGACCTTGACGGCGCTGACCTGCTTGAAGTCCGGCACCGCGCGGTCACGCACGAAAGCCTCGAAGTTGAGCGCCTCGGTCTGGTAACCGTCGAGCAGGAACTTGTTGGCCACGTTGGCGAGCAGGTAGGGGAAGTCCGACGTGCTGTGGGCGCCGATGGCGCGGACGTTGCCGTTCCAGTCGGTCGAGAGCTTGCGCGCGGCCTGCGGAGCCATCGCCAGCGTCACCGCGTCGCGGAGCGACATGCGGGCGGCGCCGGGGACGCCGTTCAGCACCAGCGACTCGCGCGCCATCTCGGCGAGGGTCATGCCACGGAAGGACCGGCCAGCGTCGGTCAGGTCGACGTTGCGAACGCCGACGCGATGCTCGAGAGCGTTGGTCAGGCCAGCGCGGGCCTGCTCGTCGTGGCTCTTGCCCACGCGGATCGTGTTGTTCACGTCGGTCTCCTCGTCGGCCTTCGCGACCATGTTGATCAGCGCGGCGCGGGCCTCGTCGGCGCTGACGCCCCGGCTGATGAAGTCGTCGGCCTTGTCGCCGAGCGACAGGGCAGCGGCAGCCTCGCGGATGTCGGCAGCGCGCTTGCGCTCGGCCTCGACCGCCTCGGCGCGGATGGCGTCCGCGTCCACCGTGGGCGCGGTCTCGATGGGCTTCAAGTCCTGCATCTTGTCGGTCTCCTGCGGGGGCTCCCGCTCCATGGTGCGCGTCTGCGCGCGTGCGTCAGCCGGCACCGGGACGGCGCTGACCTCGTGAGGCTCCCAATCGGTCGCCGTGCGAATCTCGACACCGTCGACGGTCTCCCGGGTCTCGCCGTGGGTGCGGTAGCCGACGCTGATGCTGCGCAGGCTGCCGTCGATGATCTTGCGGACGGTGCTGGCAACGTCCTCGGCATCGGTGAGACGGACGGTCGCGGTTCCGACGCCGTCGGCGACGCGGACGCTACCCGGCACGATGGACCCGACGACGTTTGCCGCGCCGTGGCTGCGGTGGCTGTCGAGCAGCGGGGCGCCTGCGTTGAGCCGGTCGAGGCGGATGTGCGCCGGGTCCATGCTCAGGCGCTCGATGTAGCGGTCGCCGGTAAGCCAGTCAGACCGCTGCACGTCGGCGCCGGTGCTCCACACGATGTCGAGGGTGCGGGACTCCTCGTCCCAGGTGCCCGGAGCCATCCGCACGCGCGCGTCATCGTCGATCGAGCGGGTGTGCTCGGCGGCGAGGGCGGGGGGATTGTTGCGCTCGTGGGACATTCGGGCCTCCGTGTCGCAGATTGTTGCGACGGTGCGACAGTTGTCAAGCCTCGTCTGCATCGGGCGCCTCGGCCTCGTCTTCGACCTCGACCGTCTCGACCGCGCCGGGTTCAGTGCCCAGGACGCTAGACGTGTTGATCCCCATCGCCTGAAGCCGCGCCTTGTCGGCCTCGAGCTCGGCGAACACCGTAGCCGGGTCGGCGCCGCGACTGCGGATGATACCCGAGAGCGACTGCACGCCCGCGTTGACCTCGGCCACGTCGGCGTTGATCTCTTTGTTCCGGTCAATCGGGACCGGGCGCGGCGCGTGCCACGTCACTGGGTAGCCGCCCTCGCGCGCCGGCAGTTTGCCCGCCGCGACCGCCGACTGGATGAACCAGCCCCACATCGGGCGGCATACGTGGCGCTCCACAACGCGCGGACGCACGCTGTCGATCATGCGGTAGAACTCCAGCATTCCTGTGCGGATAGACGAGAAGTTGACGCCTGACAGGTCACCCGTAAGCAGCTCATAGGGTAGCCGGTAGCCGGTCGCGATCTTGCGCAGGATCGTCTTGGAGTAGGCGTCGAGCTGCGGCGACACGTTCGGCAGCGCAAACTTGATGTCCTGGTCGGCCGACAGGTGCCGCACCATCCCCGGCTGCAGGGTGTCGAAGTAGTCGCCCGTCGCGGCGTCCGTGCTGACGGTGCCGAGGCCCTGGTTGTCTTCCTGATCGGCGCCGATGACGAACGCGGCGAAGTTGCTCTGCGTCTCCTGCCTGATCGCCTCGTTGTACATGTACTCATCGAGCGCGACGAGGTCCTCGATCACGCTCGCAGCCCACGGCAGGCCGCGCACCTGTCCAGGCCGCCGCGTGTCGTAGACGTGGCTAATGTCGGCGGCGCTGACGCGCACAACCTCGCTCTGCCCAGTAATCCCGCCGAGGCTGGGGATGTAGTCGCCAGGATGCGTCTTGTAGACGATGTAGCCGACGCGCTGGCCTCGACGATCAAAGATCACGCCCTGGTTGACGTAGTCGGTCGCGCCGACGCGCGCTGTTCCGACGTAGCTGTCGCCCGCGACAAGAAAATCAGACTCGAGCGCCTGGACCTGCAGCGGGACCGCCAGCGGGGCGTCGATGCGGCGAGGACGGCGACGCAAAAGCACCTCGCCCGACTCTAGCCACGCCTCGACCGCGAGCCGCTGAAGCCCGTACACATCGCAGCGCCCGTCCGCGTCCGCGTCCGCTGCCCACTCGGCCCACAGCGCCTCGACGCGCCGATCGAGCGCCTCGCTGCCGGTGTGGACTTGCGGCCGCACACCGTCGCCGACGAGAGCGTTTGCGAGTACGTCGACGGCCTTGCGCCCGTAGCCGCTGTTGCGGCTGAGGCTGCGGCTGCGAGCGCGGAGGCTTGAGAGATCGGAGTAAGTGACCGCGTTGGGGCCAACACCGACCGTGCGCTGCCCGTAGTTGAGGCGGCTGGTCTGCGCACCGACGTGATAGCCGCGACGGCCCGACGGCGGCGGCGATGCCTCGGGGATCGGCAGCGTCGTCGCGCCGGCCTCGTGCGGCGTGCGCGCGAGCTTGTGTACCCAGTCGGCGAGAAATCCAACGGCCATGGTCACTGACTCCGGCGAGTTGAGCGGGCGAGCGTGACGCGCTTCTTGCGGTAGGCGCTGCCGTCGACCTCAAGCTGCGCCTTGTCGAGCGCGGCGCGCATCTCAGCCATGCTGCGATAGGTGATCGTCTTGCCGCCCTGCGTCACCGACAGCACGCCGCTGGCGATTGCCTCTTTCAGCGCCGTCACATCCGAGCTCGTCACTGCCATCGCGCATACCTCCCGCCGCGACAGCCTACGCGCGATCGTTGCGGTGGTGCAACAATGGGTTGAGATTGTCTCAGAACCTCGGACGGAACTTGCCCCGGCTGCGCGGCCGCTTCTGCTGCTGCGGCTTGCGGGGCGTCGGCGGCGCGGGCTCTGCCGCCTCGCGTGTGCGGCGTGCGCGCTCCCCCGGCGACAACTCCGGCAGCGCGGCGTGCAGAGACTCAAGCGACCGGCCCACCGCCAGCAGGCTATGAAGCGCTGCCGATGCGTAGACGCGGCAGTCGAGCGCCTCCGACCGTGCCGATCCGACCGCGCGCCACTCGCGGATCGGGCGACCCTTGCTGTACCGGACAACCGGGCGCTCAGCGAGGAGCTGTTGATACCAGCCAAGGTCGCGCCCCGCTGGGAAGTGGAGCGCACCTGCGCCAGCCTCGACGCGCTGCAACCTTGCCCAGAGCATGTCTTTGCCGGTGTCGACGCCGACGTTGTAGACGCGCGCCGCGCCCTTACGGTTGCCCTTGCGTCCGCGCTTGGGCCAAAGCGGACGCTTAGGTCCGGCAACGCCCTTGATCGCGTACCAGCGGCGGCGACGGTGAGCGTGCGCGAACGCCTGGACGTGGTCGCTCATGTAACCGGCGTCGATGCAGGCGGCGGCGAGCGTCATCGGCCCCGCTGTCTCGTGCTGCCAGACTCGCTCGAGGTACACCCGGAGGTCATCCCACAGCATCGGGCCGGACGGGTCGCCGGGGATGACGGCGTAGTCGATGCTCCACGACTCCTCGCCCGGTCCCCAACCGACGACCTCGACCTCGACGCGGTCGATCTGCACGTCCACGCCTGCGGTCAGAACAGCGACACCGGCCGGGACCTCGGCGGCGTACTCCTCCGCGCGCTCGGCAAGCCCTGTTTCGTCGATGTCGTCGTCGCGGAACTCGTCCCACGTCTCAGCGAGGCGCGTGTTGACGAAGACTTGAAGCAGTTTCGGATCGCCGTCGCACTGCAGGAACTCGGCGACGAGCGACGGCCAGCTCGCCGGGGTCCAGCCTGCCGGAGCGTAGAGACTCGACAGGTGGTAGCCGTAGACGCGCCCGTCCTCTGCCTCTGGCACCGTCGCGACCCAACGGCCACGCGGCAACATCGTGGCTTTGTGCCGGTCGTAGATCGGATCGTCGCAGCCGGCGCATTCGTAGTAGACGCTCGCCGGGTCGCGGTCGTTCCAGTGCAGGTGCTCCCATTGCAAGTGCTGATAGGTGCCGCAGTGCGGACACGGCACCTCGTAGACCCGTTGACCTGTCCGCAAGTACTCAGCCTCGACGCGGGACGCGCCCTTGACGGTCGGCGTGCTGGTGATGAGCAGCTTGCGGTTGGGGAAGCTCGTCGTGCGCTTGGCGGCGAGCTCGAGCGGGTCGCCCTCGCTGCCTGCGCTCGCGGGGAAGCGGTCGATCTCGTCGGCGAAGACGTACCGAATCGGCATCGACGCGAGCGGGCTCGGAGCGTTCGCGCCCACGATCTTGAGCATGCCGCCTGGAAACTCTTTGAGCGTCAACGTGTTGCCGCTGTCTCGCGACTTGGGGTCAGCGACGAGGCGACGCAGGGTCGGCGCGTCGCTGATCATGGGCGCGATCCGTTGCTTCGAGTAGGTCTCGGCCATCTCGACCGTCGGCTGCATCATCATCGACGGGCCGGGAGCGTGCGCCATGATGTAGCCGAGCCAGTTGTTGCCGACCGACGACTTACCGAGCTGCGAGCCCCACATCAGGACGACGCGCTCGCAGCGGTCGCCCTCGCTGAGGCGCTGCATCGGTTCGATCGCGTAGGGCGTCCGGGCGCTTCGGTAGGGTCCGGGCTCGGCGCTCGTCTTGCTGGACAGGCGGATGTGCGCGTCGGCCCACTCCGACACATCGAGCGGCGGCGGCGGGGCGAGCACAGCCCAGAACGCCCGCTCAAGCGCGGACGGGTCGGCGAGGGCAAAGCGGTCGCTCACCGCTTCGCCTCCGGCTCACGCAGCACCGTCAGCGCCTCGCGTAATGCCTCGTCCAGCGTTGCTTTGACATCGCGGGTGTCGTCGAGCGCGGCGACCACGGGCGCCACGCGGGGGATGATGCCCATGACGCGGTCGCGGACGATGGCGGCGACGTTCTCCCAGGCGCGGGTTGCCTC